GAAAAGTACACCAGCGCGGCAGCATATTCCGGGCTGTCCTCGCCAAAGTCGGCGCCGATTTCTTCCGAGCCGGTATACAGGCGAATGCGTTCTGACACAGGGATAACCGTGGATGTGCCGAGAATGAGCAGTGAACCGAAATTACGACCCGTCGCCGCAGTGGGCGACATGATCACGTCAACGTTCACAACGTTGGATACAGGTAAGCCCTGTGCCATAGGTTAATCTCCAAAGAATGATACTGGCGCGCTGACCAGAGATTTGATGCCGTAATCGCGGATAACTTTGCGGCGCAGGCGCACGGTGATGTCGTACCGGCGTACCCACTGGTTATTGATGAGTTCGGGGAAAGCGGTCAGTTCACTGCAATCAGCAAGCGACAGCTCGTTTGTTTTCAGGGTTTCGTTGTTCTGCTCAACCGTAAGCCCGTCACGGAACAGCGTCGCGATAGACTGGCTTTGTGGGCCGTAAAACGAGGCGAGCGTTTCGATCACCTCATGGCGCCACAACTGATTACTGTCATCGGTCTGCCGCACGAATGCGGGACCATCGTCAGCAGTGAAGCCGATAATGCCGAATCCGCACCAGTCTACGTCCGCTGCAGGTATTGCCGCCTGAGTCGCTGTCCAGCGCGGGCGAACCATCCCAGCAGGCAGGCCCGATAATGCCCGCACCCACTGGCTGAGTTCACGCTCCAGTGTTTCGTCATACGCCTGCGGCGCGCTTACTGGCGTCAGATACCCGGCTGATGTGCTGCTGTTACTCACGCGGGCCTCCGTCAAATGGCTGCAGCTCACAGTGCGCCTGGACAAAACCGGCGCCGTAAGCCGTGTACGGATCGACAAAGGTCACGCGATAGTCGCGGCCGCGATAAGTGACTATGTCGGCATCAATGCCGGTGTTGCCGCTGCTCAGCCGGTAGGTGGTGATAATCAGGATTGCGCCATTAATCACCTGACCGGCCTGCATGCGCCGGGCTTCCAGTGAACGGTCAACCGTCACCACGCCACCAAACGATGTCTCTGTGGTGGTGTTTCTGGCAAAGCCATCCTCATCGACCGTCTGCTCATTGCGCTTTACCACGAGCGTCGTATCAAGGAATTCAGGCGACAGCAGAACGTCAGTTACATCAAGTGTCGGCATCTTTAACCCTCACAACGTGCGTGATTGAGCGGCGGTATTCGCCGGTGTCGATGAGTGGCTTATTACCGGTGCGGCCCCGGCGCAGACGGTTGGCGATCGTGGCGTCAGCCAGGGGAGTGAATCCAGTAATGGTGATGTACCGCTTCACCCCGTTGGCTGCAACCGTTCCGGCGCGGTCGAGGGACGTCACTGCCCCTTCCGTATCGCCTTCCAGCGCCTTCTGCGCGGACGCCTTCAGGTGAGGCATGAAATCCTGCTCGACCGACTTCACGCCGGGCTTGAGATGGGGTCGCGGCGGGATGTTCTGCGCCGGCGACCCGTCCTCATTGATGTAGCCGATCGCCGCATTTCCGATATCACCATCATCGCGCTCGTCTTTTGATTCCGGGATGCCCACCAGAACATCCTTGTTAGCGAGGGTTTTAAGGGCGTCCAGAATGCTTTGCGCCGTGTCGGCGCGAATGGTCAGGCCTGATTTCATAGCTGAACACCGCCATACCCGAAGAGCATCAGCAGCTGCCAGAACTCCGCGCCGTAACGGGAGAAGTTCCAGAAGCCCGCATCAGCATTGAGCGTCGCGCTGTTGTCGTAGCTCACGCTGACTTTATCCACCGACTTGGACGCAACCACACCGCTCGTTGTGCCACCAGCACCACCCAGCGCGCCGGCCGCCGTATCTGCGGCATTCAGCACCATGTAATGCGCGACAAACAGCTCTGCCAGATAAGGGAACATGTTCCCCATGGCGGAGCCGTCAATCAGCATGTCTGCGAGGTTAAGTCGGAACTCGATTACTGCGTCGGGATATTTGGTGTCGTCACTGAACTGCGGGAAGTCGCGGCGAAAATCACTTACTGTCGGCAGATTTCGGTTTCTTGCCATCAGCATTACCTTCCGTTACCGGTTCAGTTACGGGCGCCTGCAGGGCTGCCAGCTGCGCGGTCAGGTCGGCAATGATTTGGTCTTTCTCCGCTACCGACTGCTGCAGATCGCCGTGCGCTTTGCTTTTCTCTTCCAGCTGCGCGGTCAGGCTGTCGATTTGAGCCTGAAACTCTTTCGTGTCAGCGCTGGCTTTCGCCTTGCCGGTAACGTCAGAGTGCGCGGTGACAAACCAGTGATCGGCAACCTTGTCATCAACGGTATGCTCGCCGGCCTCAAAGCGCTGGCTGGTGCCATCTTCAGAGGTGAAGTTAAACGGGGTATGGACGCGAATCGTCTTCTTAGCCATTTGCTGCTCCTGTTGGCCCCTTGCGGGGCCGGATTGGTTAGATGCCGTCCAGATACGCCATGGTTTCCGGGTACGGAGACTCAACTGCGCCCAGCTTGCCGTAGTAGGTGGTCAGCTGGTAAATGCCGCGATACTGCACCGGCACGCTCAGCAGCGGAACCATAGGGAAGCGCACAAACTTCTTGTCATTGGTGTAAGCCATCATGCGGTCAGTGCCACCGGTGCCTGCACCTTTCAGCCATTTCACCGCGCGGATGTTCAGCGGCACGCCGTTCTGATGGAAAGCGATCGTGTTCTCGCGCAGGTAGGTCAGCAGCGACTGGTTACCGGCTGAGGATACGATGATGCTGGACAGCAGAGCGAACTGCTCAGGCGGCAGCAGCAGGTCACGCGGGACGATGGTGTAACCAGATGCAGCCCAGGCATTGGAGAGCAGCAGGTTGATTGACGCCCGGATTTCGTCAGGCGTGGATGTTGCCCACGTCTTCGGGGCGTTAGTGAATGCCACTCCGCTGTAGTTGAGGAGACCTTTCACGCCCAGCTGGCTGTCACCGCGATAAACCTGCTCGTCGGTGTCCATGTTCCATTTCAGCTGCATCGCATCGTACTTCTGCGTGTCGATCGGGCGACCGACTTTTGCAGCGGCGGCCAGCTCGACAACGGTCCAGCCCAGTTCCATGCCCCACAGGGTCAGCGGGAAGCCGGTTTTTGCGATGTCGACGTTCGGGCCAGCAATGGCGGTGGAGTCTTTGCCGATCCAGTTTTTACCGTTCGGGTTCGGCGTGCCGGCAGCGGCAAAGGTGGAGTTGGTGAAAGAACTGATGTCATCGGCGATCGACACATCTTCGCGCAGCTGGATATCGCGCGACCACGTGTAACCGACCAGCGGCATGTTCAGTTCCTGATCGAGGCGCTCAAGTTCGCCAACCAGGAAAGCGCCAGTGCCGTCGAGAGTGGCTTGGTCAAAAGTGTACATATTTAGCGTTTCCCTTAGATGTTGTATGCGATTTCAGCGTTGCCAGCGGCATCGCCTGCGCCAGTGAAAACGGCGTTCGGCAGCACGACGGTTTCGTCCGTGACAGCCGCGCCCAGAATTGCGCCCAGCGGGCTGGCGTCGGTCGGGTTGGCGTTGCGCACATAAACCGGCGCGTCTTTGGTCAGGCCAACTGCGGTGCTGCCGATGTTCACGGTCATGTAACCGCGCTTCATCACATCACCAGTGAAATTGGCATTTGCGCCAACCTGTCGCGCCATGTCAGGCGTAGAGGTGGTCGGGTAAGGACGCACGTACAGGCCGGTGATGACCGTAGCTTCGTCCGATGCCGCCAGCGGGATGAATTTGCCATCCGCACTGTATTTACCGGCGAGGCCGTACTGGCTAAAAGTGTTCGCGGCATTGAGAATCACCGGCTCGGTGGTCAGGTCTTGCGGGCGTGAGATAGCCCCGGCGATGCCGACTGGCATCCGGTACAGGTATGCAACCATGGGTTTTCCCTTATTTATTCCAGTGGGCGGCGAATGCCTTGTTCAGAGCAGCCGGAGAGTTTTTGTTGGATGAGTCGTAAAACGAAGCACGCGACGCAGAAGCTGGCGCGCTGTTACGCGCTTTGGCGATTTCGCTGGCGGATACAAATACCGCGTCCAGCGTTGCCTTAGGCATTTTGCTGAAGTCCGGTGATGCGCCAACCAGAGGAGCTAGCAGCGCCTGACCGTCCGGCGTTTTAAATGCTGCATCCATGGTGGAGCGCTTAAATGCCGCCAGCTTGCCGCCTTCCGGCAGTTTCACGCCCGGCAGGATGAGCTCTGCGCGCGCCACGATGCCCTGATGGTAAGCAGCATCGGTAGTTGCGCGAGTTTTCTCTTCCTTCTCCTCCGGATCGTCACTGTCGACGGTTGCCGTAGAGGTCGGATTGATCAGCTGCTGAACCAGAAGCGCCAGTGCATCGACTTTCGCTTCAAGCTCGCTGTTAGTCTGCGAGCCGCCTTCACCATCTTCATCAGTGGTCAGGCCGCCAAGCTCTTTATTCGGCGGCAACGGCTGCGCGGGGTTGATAGTGATGTTTACTGCCCGCGCCAAATCAAGGCTTGGCTCGACCAGTTCTGATGGCGCGTTATCAACCAGATCAGCCAGGCTATCGGCATCCTTGGTTTTAATCGCCCGCTTCAGCTGGCTAAACCAGCCCTGATTTTTGGTAGTCATGAATGAGCTATCTCCAATTGAACAACGAATACCCGCACGGCCGTTAGGAACGCCCGCACAGTGGTTACCGATAATTGAGTGCTGTCGCGCCTGACCCGGCCCCTTCTGCTCGTAGTCAGCGTCGTAGCCCATAGAAATCTGCTCGAGGCCGTTCATTACCTGCTGGATGGCTTCGGCGGTTTTGATGTGAATGTCGCCCAGCATCAGATCGGACTGGTCGCCGGTGCCGCGGCGAACGTTTTGAATATGCCCGTGGGCGTAGTCTTTCCAGTTGCCCGGATTGACCATGTCTTTCGGGTGGCCCAGCGTGAAGGCCATGCCTTCGAAGGAGGCGAGCGTTTCAGGCCGGAACACTTCGTCAGCGTCGCGGGTGACGACGATCTCGCCATCCTCATCGCCGATTAGCCCTTCAAGTTCGCTTTCGTCGTAGACCTGCGCGCCGGTGCGTGCGATCGGCACGTCTTTGCACAACAGCGAGCCATCGGCCATCTCAAAACGAGTGTTGCCGAGGCGCGTAGTAAAGAAATATTGCATCGTTAGGCCTTAAATTTGACCCTCACAGATTTACCTTTAACAGATGCAATATTGAATCCATCAAGAGTCTGTCGAGAGTTAGACGCAAATACATTCGAGTGAGGGAATACAACTTCAGGGTAACAGCGGCAGTTCGGGAACTGCCCGGCATGACCGGTCATACCGTCGATTGTTGGTGGCGAATCCCAGCGAACATATTTCCCATTCATCCTGTCATGCGAATCACGAACATCTCCATCCTCAGCAGTTCGCCAGATATAACCCTCAGAACCGATTGCTACAGAGCGCGCTTGGGTGATTGCAGTTGATGCCCGGCCAACCTCAGTGCGGGCAATCGTCCGGGCCCGCGCTTCAGTCACTTCGCCGGTGCGCATGATTTCTTGCTTCAGCGTGCTGGAGCGCTTACCGGACACCACGGCCTCAATCGCCTGATTGTGGATATCGTAAACGCGGTCGGCAGCCTGCAGGGGAAGCGATTTGAACAGCTTAACCTGTTCGTCGATGATGCTGCGCGTTACCGCGCCGGTGCCGGAGTTCATCAGGTCACGCAGCCCGGCAGAAATACGCTGTGACCTGTCACGCCACATTGCATCGTCTGCGACTTCCAGCGTGCCTATCAGGCGGCTCGATACTGCCTCAGCCCATGGCTCAATCAGATCGGCATAGCGCTCCAGCCGGTCCATGATGTCGGTGACGCTATCGTTTGAACCATCGTACGAACCCTCGACGATTGCCCCCACCGTACGCGCTATCTGTCGTAGCTGTGTTCGCAGCTGCGTCTCGGCGCGCTTCAGGTTCGGCGGTTTCGACGTTATCGAGGTCGGCCTCCGTCGGCGCCGGGATGTCACTGGCATTATCAATATCCTCGTCGCTGATGGTGCCGCCCAGGCCGGTCACGCGGGCCGTTTCCTGCAAGTGCTGCGCGCCAGCTTTCTCGGTCATCAGGCCAGCATCGACGGCTTTCACCGTGGCGTCGACGACCTTGTTAGCCGTATCCGCACGCTCGCTGTCCGGCGTTTGCCAGAGCTCGTTAAATTCGAACGTGAAGTCATCCGGCAGCGGCTGAGCAAACAGACTCATGTGGAGCACTTCGAACAGTTTGCGGATCGGGCGCCGTAGTTTGCGCTCCTGCTGTGTCGACACGTTGTCGTAGTAGTTCGACAGGTCAGTGTCACCCGTTGAGAAACCAGCTGGAGACTGGCCGAACAGGCGGACCAGCGGGATACCAAACGCACCGGACACTTGCTGACCGAACTGCGCTAACACATCGCTTAGCCCTGCATACGAATAGGTGTGCGCCTCGAACTTGTCCTCGGCGTCCATAATCGTCATGCCTTCGTTGCTCTGGTACTGGCGGATCATATCCATGTGCGACATCAGCCCTTTGAAGGCCGGATTGTCTTTGCCCATAGCCAGCAGGGAGCGAAGCCCTTTGATGCTGTAGGTGCGCAGGTGAGCTTTGTAGATGAGCTGAGCAACGCCCTGAGTGGTGCTGTCGAATGCCAGCAGGCGATCGAAACAGCGCTCAATCACCGACATGCCCCAGTCGTTTTCGGTCAGACGCTGTTGATAAGGTAGCGGGATGCCGTCGAAGCGGATCAGCCTGGAGTGATGAATACGCCACGGCGGGATGCCGGTTGCCGAAGTTACGACACGGTAGAATTCAGGCATGCCGAAATCCGGCCCCAGCTCAGTTACGCGCCGCTCAGTGGTTGCGTTAAGCATCCAGCGGTCCATCACCATCACGCCTTTAAATGCGCCCGGTGCGATAGCGTCGATGCGTAGCGGCGTTGAATAGTTCTGGCCGTCAATCAGGATGACGCCTACAGCGCCGCCATAGAGCCGCGCCCACTTTAGCGTATCGTTGAGCGCTTCCCAGAGCGCCATCTCATCCCAGGCATGATCGAGCTGCTTCTTTCGGCCGTCTTCCAGTTTGGAGGTGATGGTCACGCCCTTGCGGGTCATATCATCGGGAATGGCGTCAACGCCAGCGCCCACCAGCCAGGACGACCGGTAAGCCTGCTCTATCAGCAGCCTGTTGCGCGACGTCCAGTTATTGCGGTAGGTACCGGCGCCAGACTGGTTCGATTCGTTAACGCCCATGCGGGCGACAAAGTTTTCATAGCTGTCACGCGTCGGTACAGGCTGCGACACGTTTTGTGTTTCGGACATGTTCAGC